TGGAACTGGCGCTTATCAGCATCATTTGTCTTGACATTTCTTGACCATCAAGAATACCGGCAAAGTCATTCAAATTATAATTAAAATCCTTTAGAACATCACCAAAAGATTGACCGGTCCCGACTGCGAACGCTTGAAGTTGTCTACCAAAATTGCCTATTTGATCGGGCGACATTCCCAATGTAGTATTAAATTCGTTCATATAGTGGGCAGATTCATTAATGCCGACGCCAAACCTACCCCAAATCAAAACTTGTTGTCCAAGTTTTTGTCTCATTTTATCAAACCCTGGTGCCATACGAGCGCCCATAGTTTTTTCTAACGCTAACATACCACCATTCAACTCACTGAACGATGCCTGTAGCGAGATGTTCGTCAGTTTTAAGCTCAGTGTTTGTTGATTTAATTTTTCAAGTTGGTCAACATTTGCAGCTAATGCTAGATTTTGTTGCATTAATGCTTTATTAGAAGCATCAAAAGCAAGAATTGGGTTTGTTACTGCTCCGATAGCTTTCTTAGCAGCAGACCCCGCTTTTGACATCAAAGATTTTCTAGTCGCAACAAGTTTAGACGCTTTTGTTCGTTCGGAACGATTAGAAATATTCCTGACCATTCTTTCTGCTTGATCAATATCGTTTCTATTGAGAAAATCTATTATGTCTGTTAACTTTGTTGCCATTGATGGTTCACCTCTCTATAAATAGTTATCAGAGGAAAATCAAGATTGTTCTTGCTTTTGTTTTTCTTCAAAATACTTTGTAGTTCTACGGATAAACCACTCTCGCATACTCACAGGTAGGGCATAGATTTCAAAAAAGTTCCAATTGCCGTGCATTTTCATTAAGAATATTGATTCATATACGTCGTTAATATACTCAGTCGTCAGGCCAAAAAAACGTGCCCAAGATGGGCACACCTCCTTCGTTACGACCACTACAACTATTGCATTCGTAATCATACGTGAAGTCAACATCTGGGCAAACTTCTCCGTATTTCTTTTTAATGTAGCGGGAATCCACAATTGGAAGTCCTGAAACGAAGTTATTGATTTCCATTGGATCTGCGTTGTCGTTCACAGCAACAATCATTTGACGAAGGCGATCTGTTGCCGGTGTTTCGGGTAAGTTATGCTTTGCCCGTTGTTCTGCTTTCTTAAGTAGCTCAGTTTCGTCCAGGCTCGTCAGGTTCTTGATTTCTACCTTTGCCTTGGTGCGTGGGAGTTGAAGTTCAAAAGTGCCGTTAGAAGTGATGCTAACACCCTTTAAATCGATGTTTTTGTCCTCTACTTCGTCAAGGTCAATACTGACTTCCTGAGTTTCTAAACAGTGTTGGCAAATAAGTGATACTCGGTAATCTGAACCGTAGGCATTCTTACGTGCGTTGATTAGAATAGCATTCTTATCTCCGATCAATAGAGATTCTGCTTTTACGCTGCCCACAATCAAACTTTCAATCAACTTATCAAAGACATTGCCCTTCTTATTGTAGGATGGTGATAAAAGAATATCTTCTTCTTTTGTCGTCATAAAGGATACTTCAACCTCTTCTTTATTGTAAAGAGGGTGTCCTGGTGGATAAAACTTACCTTTGGAAGGTAGTTTTACGAAGTCTGTTGGTCTTGAATAGGATTGTTGTTGTGGTGGTGGGGGAGCGAAGTTGTCTTCGTTGTTTCTCATTATTGCCTCATATATTGTAAGTCTGCCCAATCGTATGTAACGGTAACACTAATATCTGTTAATGCTTCTGATGTGTATTCCATTTGTGAAAACTTAACATCTGTTATCATTGCGTTGTTTAGTGTCCATTTCTCGTATGTTTCCCCTTCTGGAGTGATGGAGTGGATACAGACAGTTCCTAGAGCTTCTATTAAATCACGTTTTGTGAAATTTTTTAAGTTATCTCCGTCTGTATCCTGGGGATTATCATACGCTGTATCCGTTAGTTTGTCCATCATTGTTTTTCCAACTGACTTGAACATATCTGTTGAAAACAATTCTCGTATCGTAAATGTGATAGGTTGCCATTTAATATCGGTCGGTTGGTTGAAGTAGTGGTTTAAAAGTTTAAACTGCTCCGTACCAACCTGATAACTTGGTCTGGAAACATTTGTAATGAACGCTTGTGGTATGTCGTTTATGTAAAGATAAAACCGATACGCTTGTTGCGCTTCATTAATGATACGAAATTGGTCTTGTTGTGTCATCTTATAAGTAAGTATTAGTCATTTGAAAAAACTTCGTGACTAGCGAAATCGTAAGATAGTGTAACAGAAAGAGACATCAAATCTTCACTAGCGTAGTCTACGTCATCATAGTTAACGTTCTTTACCCAAGCGTTGTGAAGGGTCCATTTTTCAACGTCATTGCCTGCGGCGTCGATTGTCTTAATGGCAATCTGACCTTTTGTCGCATCAATAGACTTACGCTTTGAGATACTCGTCTTCCATCCTGAGTTATCATTTGTCCAATCACTTGGAAGAACATACCCAGAGTCTTGAATGATCTGAAACATAATCGAAGCAACATCAGGATCGATAGGGTCTACAAGATTGATGGTAATATCATCATATGTAACACGTCCAGGGAACTTGAACTGGTGGGAGAGATAATGATGAGTTCCACCCTCCGATACACTAATCGATGGACGAGTGGCTGTTTTAACCACCCATGCTGGAATATCTCCGAAAGTAAGAATAAACTTAAACTTTCTTTTTGGTTCAATGTTGGGTGACTGCCACTGTGGAATACTAGTCTGTTTTGCCATTAGATTTCTCTCCTATTAATCTTCAAATGCTGCGCCTGAGTTTGCAATCACAAAGTCAACTGCGATAAATTCAATTGCTCTGGCTGGTTTCAGGAAGACCTTAGCGTACAGAACATTCTGATCAATCAGGTCGTCTGTGGTTGTAGTTTTATCAAGAACCAATTTAAAATCTGTTAGACCAAATTGTGCTTTGACATCGCCAAGGAATGGGTTTGCTTGGTTGATAAAGCGATCCCAAGTCTCTTGAACATTTGGTTCAAAGAGAATGTCAGAAGCAATTCTTGAAATACCTTTTTTAACAAACAGAAGAAGTCTTCTGACGTTGATTCTATCCAAAGCAGAGCGTGTAACTTGAAGGGTCTTTTGACCAAAGATTACAATGCCTTCGCTTGGGAAAGAAGCGATGGGGTTAATGTTTGCTTCGTAAAGTTTGTCACGCTGCTTTGAGGTGAGTTTCTCTGTTACCGAAACAACGGGGATGCCTGCCACACCGCTTGTCAGTCCACCACGGTTAAAACCTGCTGGAGAGAACCAAGGAGCCTTAACTCTGTCTGTGTAAGACATAGCGCCTAGTGCTGCTACTGATGGTGGCATATAAACCAGATTACCAAATAGAGTATCTCTGATTTGTACCCAAGGGTAGTAAGTACAGGCGTAACTTGAGTTCAAACCACGGTTCTTAAGATTCGTTACTGTTGTATCGACATCACCATAACTCTTTGCTGCTTCTGTTTCGTGGGATGGTTGGAATCCACCTTTGAGGTCGATGATTGCCAAAGCATCAGCACGAGACTCAACAGTTTCAATAAGTTGAGTAGTTAAACCTTCGTGAGTCAATCCAGGGATTGTTGCAATGTTATACTCAATAAACTCTGGATCTTTAATGTTATCAATGGATTCTTTGTAAGAGTTGAAAGCATAGTTATTCTTATCTGTCTTCCCTTCAATGTGCTTGTTTGCCAATGGTTCCATCTTGGTAACGTCGAATCCATCAGAACCACCAGCAAGAACTGTCGTGAAAGAATCAATACCAGCATCTAACAAATCTTTGTAAGAACCAGAAGTAATGCGTTTCTGGGATGCATCAGAGTCGTTGTATGTGAATTCACTGTATTCTGACGCCGAACCGGAAGCTAAT